TCTGCCCGGTGTCCTACATCGTGGTCAAGAACGGTTCGACCGGATCGAACTGGACGTTCGGCACGTCCAACTGGAACGCCACCGGCATCACCCTGGGCATCCAGGACGTGATGACGCTGACCGGCCGTCCGCAAGTGTCGTAAGCCCTCGCGGGCATCGAGCAAGAGCCACCTTCGGGTGGCTCTTTTTCTTTCACCAACCGGAGAGCTGAATGCCCCGAGCCAGTACCCGAGTGGTCGCGCCGACCACGACGAACGAGATCCACACCGACGACCTGCGCATGGCGCAAGCGCCAGCCGCGGACTTCGACAACCGCAGCGAAACCATCGTTCCCGTGGACAAGCCGCTGGAGGACGACTACGCCGCCGCGCTCGCCTTCATGGAAGAGCCGCTCACGATCCGCATCGAGCCGTCGAGCGAGGAAAACTCGCCCATCTTTGTGGACTGCTGGGTCAACGGCAAGGGCGGCGAAGTGCTGGACCCAGTGACAGGCAAGTGGCTGGAGATCAATGGTCTGCCCGTCGGCGGCCCGATCATCACCAAGCGCAAGTATGTGGAGGTGCTGGCCCGCTCGCGCAGTGACCGTGTTGTTGCCACCGAGGTCGATAACCGGCCCGCGCCGAACAAGGACGGCTGGAAAGTCGCCCGTAATTCCGTTCGCAAAACGCAGTTCTCCGTCATCCACGACCCGAACCCCAAGGGTCACGAGTGGCTGACGCGCCTGTACGCGGAGCGCTGATCCGTGGACTACCTGACCCTTGCGCAGAAGCTGCGTCGTAAATGCCGCGTGCCGGGGTCGGGGCCGACGGCTGTCACCGGTCAGTCGGAGGAATACAGCCGCCTGCTTGACTGGACCAACGAGGCGTGGATGGAAATCCAGCGGATGCGCAACGACTGGGCGTTCCAGCGCGCGACCGCCACCTGTGCCACCGTGCAGGGCCAGACGAGCTATTCGGCGGCCGACTTCGGCATCACCGACTTGCTGGGCTTCTGGGCGTTGGACTACGCCAATGGCGACACCTTCCGCAACTACGTGACGGCCACGGGCACGAGCTCCGAAACCTTCATGGACGTGTGGGACTACGACCGCTGGCGTGACACCTACCTGTTTGGTGCGCTGCGCACTTCGTACACGCGTCCGTACGTGGTGGCAGTGACGCCTGACAACGCGATTGCCTGTGGCCCGATTGCCGATGCCGGCTACACGCTGGTGGGCGACTACTACAAGGTGCCCACGGAACTCGTCGACGCGACCGACACGCCCACGCTGCCCGTGCAGTATCACTGGGCCATCGTCTACAAGGCGATGATGTACTACGGTGCGAGCGAGGCGGCACCCGAGGTGTACGACGAAGGGCGCGGACAGTTCGAGGTCATCATCCGCCAGATCATGGCCACGCAGCTGCGTCGGCCCCGCTTTCCCGGAGCGTTGGCGTAAATGGCGATGCGCCCGCGTTTCCCGCCCACGCAGGCGGCGTACTACCCCATGCGCGGCGGCCTGGACCTGGTGTCCCCGCGCATCTCTATCGACCCCGGGCGGGTGTTTGATGCGCAGAACTACGAGCCGTGGGTGGCTGGAGGCTATCGCCGCATCAACGGCTTCGAGCGTTTCGACGGCAGGACGTCACCTACCAGTGCGTCGTACTGGTACATGACGGCCAGCATCACTGGAAACGTTACCACCTCGGCGACCTTGACCGGCGCGACGAGCGGGGCGACGGGCCGCGTGCTGGCCAGCTCCACAGGTGTGATCATCCTCGGTCGCGTGACCGGCACCTTCCAGTCCGGCGAGGCCCTGCGAATCTCCGGCGTGACCGTTGCCACGGCGACGAGCGCGGCCAATCAAAGCGGAGCGCCCAGTCCGTCGGACGATGCGGACGACCGTTTGCTGGCCGCGAACGACCGGCGCGCCGACATTCTCACGGTGCCGGGCAGCGGCGCGATCCGAGGCGGCTTCGTTCTGAACGACATCTGCTACGTCTTCCGCGACAACGCGGGCGGCACGGCGGGTGCCCTGTACAAGCAGACCGCCTCGGGCTGGTCGCAAGTGACCTTTGGGCGCGAGCTGCAATTCGACGGTGCCACCGGCCAGATCAGCGACGGCGATACGGTGACGGGCGCGCTGTCCGGAGCCACGGGCGTCGTCAAGCGCGCCTTGCTGCGCACGGGTACGTGGTCTGCCTCGGGCGTCGGTTCGCTGGTGTTCGCCTCCGTCACCGGGGCGTTCCAGGACAACGAGAACCTGCAAGTCGGCGGCGTGACCAAGGCAGTCGCCAACGGTGTCGACACGGCCATCACCCGCCAGCCGGGCGGGCGCGTGGAAGTGGTGCTCGGGAACTTCACCGGCTCGTCGACCACGAAGTACGCCTACGGCGCCGACGGCGTGAACATCGGCTTCGAGTTCGACGGCACGACGTACGTCCCGATCCGCACGGGAATGACGAGCGACACGCCCACGCACATTGCCTTCCACAAGGCGCGGCTTTTCTGGGCGTTCGCCAGCAGCCTGCAGTACAGCGGCATCAACCAGCCATACAGCTACACGCTCCTGACCGGAGCCAACGAAATCGGCGTGGGCGATGCGATCACCGCGATCATCCCGCAGACGGGTAACGCCACTGGAGCTTCACTGGGCGTGTTCACCTCGGGCAAGACCAGCATCCTGTACGGCTCGACCAATACCGACTTCAACCTCGTGCCTTCGGTCTATGACTTGGGGTATCTGGCCAATACGGTGCAGCCGGTGTCGAACAACACCTACGGCCTGACGGCCCGGGGGGTGCAGTCGCTCATAACGACCCTGAACTACGGTGACTTCCAGTACGCCGCACTGAGCTTTCTGGTGCAGCCGCTGCTCGAGCAGAAGCAGGGCTTGCAATGCGCCTCCGTCACGCTCAAGGCCAAGAACCAGTACCGCCTGTTCTTCACGGACGGCACGGGGCTGGTGTTCGGCCTGACGGGCGAACAGCTCTCGGGGATCTTGCCGCTGAATTACGGCATGCCGGTGCGCTGCGCGTGGACGGCCACGCTGTCCACGGGCGAGGAAGTGTGCTTCTTCGGCTCGGACGATGGCTACGTCTACAAGGACAACGTTGGCACGAGCTTTGATGGAAACGAGATCGAGGCGTGGATTCGACCGGCCTTCAACAACCTGAAGTCTCCCCGCGTGCGCAAGCAGTACCGCCGTGCGGTGCTTGAAGCCTCGTGCGACGGCTACGCGCAGATCAATCTGTCGTACGACCTCGGCTACGCGAGTTCTGAGCTGGCGCCAGCGGCCTTGCAGCAGGACCAAGCCATCGGAGGTGGGGGCGGGTACTGGGAGCAGTTCACCTGGGAGTCCTTCACCTGGGATGCGCCCGTGGTGGCCGAGCCGCAGCTGTCCATCGACGGCACAGAAAACAACATCAGCCTGCTCGTGTACAGCAACCGCGCGCAGGACGACTCCCATGTGATCGAAGGCGCAAGCCTGCTGTACACACCGCGCCGTCTGACGAGGTAACTGGATGAGCAACAACTTCTACACGCCGTCGGGTGAGCCGAGCGCATCGTCCCGCGGGCGCTCGTCGTCAGTGCGCGACGAGTTCACTTCCGTCGCCGCCGGATTCACGGAAGTGCAGGATGTCGCTACTGCGGCGATCAATGGATCGGCGACGGCGGGCGTCGACACAGGCACGGCCAACCAATACGCCGTCACTGTCGGCACGGTGGATGCAGCGAGCTACGTCAGCGCGTATGTCGATGGCTTGACGATTCGGTTTCGCACCAGCAGCCCGAACACGGGCTCGTCGGTGATCAACGTCAATTCTCTGGGGAACAAGTCGATCCTGCGGCGTGACGGCACGGCCCTGCAATCCGGCGACATCCTTGCGAACTCGTGGAGCACGCTCACCTATAACAGTGCTGCGGGCGCGTTTTATCTCGTCATGGGCCTGCAGGGATCAACGGGTACGAGCGGCGCATCCGTGCCGCAGCCCTACGAAGAGCGAACCAATTCGGTCGCGCAGTTGGGCAATGCCGACTCGGCCAAGCAGATCAAGATCACCGGCAGCGGCAATTCCACGCAGACGTTCGATTCCGTCGCGAACCTTTCTTCCGGTTGGTTCGTCACCTACTGGAACGGCACGACGGGCTATATCCAGGTCACCGCCGACGGCGCGACGTACCGGATGTACCCGGGCGAAGAGCGCGTTTTCTATGCGGACAAGGTGAACAACCGGATTGGCTCGCGGGTGACGCGCAGCTTCATCCTCAAGGACCAGAGCGCGGGCTCATTCGTCGTGCCGCCCACAGGATGCGGATACAGCGTACTCGTGGTGCGCGCGACCGGCTCCGGTGCAGGTGGTGGCGGCGGCGGGGGTGGTGGTTCAGGCGGTGGTGGCGGAACAAATTCTCGCGGTGGTGGCGGCGGCTCTGGCGGCGCACCCGGGCAGTCTGGCGCATCGGTGCTGCGCCGCATCCCGTTCTCGTTGCTGCCAGCGGCCGGAACGTCAATTTCGTATTCCCCGGGAGCGCCCGGCACGAAAGGTTCCAAGGGCACCGGTGGTGCCGGGGCGACATCGGGAAATAACGGTAACAACGGCACTTCCGGGGCAAGCGGTGCTGCTGGCAACCCTACGACATTCGGCTCGACGACAGACGTCTGGTACGTCACGGCGGCGGGGGGCGCTTCGGGGACGAACGCTGGCAACAACGGCACAGGGGGCACCCCAAGTGGAGGTGGCAGCGGTGGTACGGCGGTGACCAACAGCGCATCGACCACAGCCGCTGCAATTACGGGCACGGGCGGCGCCATCACTACGGCCACGCTGAACGGAACCGCATCAGTTGCGGGCTCGACGCAGACCTCGACAACCGGCGCGGCGGGCGGTGCAAGCGGCGACAGCTCCGTAGGCTTCGCGCTGGCGGTGGCGCGCTCAGGCGCATCCCTTGCACCCGGCGGAGCAGCTAACTCCAACGCCGCCCCATCGCCCGGTAACAACGGCACGACGCCATCGGCGGAGACGAGTCCCGGCGTCGGCGGCCTCGGCGGTGGCGGTGGCGGCGGATCGCCGGGTGTGATCAGCGCGGCTACCGGCAAGGGCGGCGACGGCGGCGACGGCGCCAACGGCGGCCCCGGCGAGATCGAACTCTGGGCGGAATGACGATGCAGCGACATGCCATCGTGCAACACGGCATCGTGGTGCAGGCCACCATGATCCGAGACGGCGACACCGAAACTGCGCAGGCGCTCGGTGCGATCCCGTGCCCCGAGTGGGTTTCGGTGGGTGATCGCTACGACGGCGCGGTCTTCACCGCAGGAGACGCGCTGGCGGTGCCTGCGTCCGTGCCGCGCCGCCAAGCCATGGCCGTCCTCATCAAGTATGGCCACGACACCGAAATCGACAACTTGCTCACGCAGCAGGTTTCGCAGGCCGAAGCCAGCGGAGACCAGGGCGCGATCCTGGCGGCGAAGCTGGCCAAGAACGACTGGCTGGAGTCGCAGGAATTCCAGCGCGCATGGCCCACGCTGCAGGCCGTGAGCCAGCTGCTCGGGTGGACTTCCGAGTACGTCGACCAACTGTTCATCGAGGCCAAGACGCTATGAACTCCATCCGCGCCAAGTTCCTTCTCACGCTGGCCAACCTGCGGGAAATCCTCATCGCCATCGACCAGCTGGGCAACGTGCTTCTATGCACGCTCACCATGGAGCAGTCGTGGAGCGATGAAACCCTCAGTGCCCACACCTGGCGGATGTATCGCGACGGCAAGCCGTGGGGCCGCATCTTCATGCCGCCGATTGACTGGATGTTCTCGTGGCAAAGCCAAGAAGAGGTGTTCCTCGACGAGAACGGCCAGCCGATTACCGGCCATTGCAGGCGCGCGTACATGAAGGAGCGTGCGCGCGACTACTTGCCAGTTGAATACCGCGACACGAAAGGACAGCCGTGAGCCACGAAACCGCATCCCGGACCGCATCGACGGTCACGTACACGGGAGCGTCGCTCTCGGTGAGTTCCGCCGCTGCGGGCACTGTTATTCCACCCGGCGCTCAGGAAACAGTGCTGGGCCTGACGCTTAACCAGTGGACGGTGGCCGGCATCGTCTTCGGCATGTTGACCGCGCTGGCTGGCCTGCTGGTCAACCTGTACTTCCAGCGCCAGCGCCTGAGGCTGGAGATGCTGCACATCAATCAAGCGCACCCTGACGGCGACTGACGCCCGTGGCGCGTGACATTCAGATGATACCGGGCAACACTGACCCGGGCCGCTACCGCAACTCCGTCCTCAGCGTCGCCATGCTGGCGCTGATCGCGGCCGGTGCGAGTGCACCGACGCTGCTTGGACAGTTCCTCACTGAAAAGGAAGGTTCGCGCCTTGTGGCCTATCAGGACGGCGCGCACATCTGGACCATCTGTCGCGGACTGACGGTCTACCAAGGCAAGCCGGTGTATCGGGGGATGCATCTGTCGCAGGCCGAGTGCGACGCTGCGGATGCCGCATTCATCGCTCGTGACCTCGCTGAAGCGGAGTCGATCGTGCGGCCCGATGTGTGGGCGCGCATGTCCGAGCCAGCCAAGACCGCCCTCGGCGACATGGTGCACAACCTGGGCAACGCCAAGGCCCGCGATTCCAGAGCCGTGCGCCTGCTCAACGCTGGCAACGTGAACGATGGCTGCGCGGCCATCACGCTGTGGATCCGCGACGCAGGCCGCGATTGCCGCAAGGCAGGCAGCAACTGCCAAGGCCAGCCCATTCGCCGCATGCAGGAGGACGAGTTATGCCTGATCGGCAATGCGCCCTCTGCGGCGCAGTAGGTCACACCGCGCCGCACTGTCCGTGGAGGACTGAATGCTCTTCTCACTACTCGATCCCCGACTTTGGCTGGCGGTGGCATTTGCTATCGCCGTGTCCGCAGGCGGGGCTTACTTCAAGGGGCGCCACGATGGACGATTACTGGAACGAGCCGACACCGCCGCTGCTGTTGCGCAAGCCAACCGGGAAGCTCGAAAGAATGAGCA